ACACGGGTACCGTTAATGCTGGTTCGTCCATTCTCACCGGGACGGGTCAGCCAGTCCTGCCGGAAAATCTCGAACATCTGTTCTGTCAGGTTAAGAGACACCCTTGACTGGATATCGTCAATATGTAGATGATCGGTACGGGTACCGGCAATCTTGGACCGCCAACCCAAGGAAACCATCGAATAGTCACGTTCATCGTGCCTTGACTTCTTGAACACACTAAAGTAGTCGGCACCCCAAGGTTGTGCGGTTTTGCGCCCAGATTGGTTCTGGGGGACAAAAGGTCCGTATTTCGCTACATATCCGGGGAAAGGTCCGTGAGGTTCCATCCGTGAGCGGATACGGCCCAGAATCTTACGGGCCATATCCTGACCCTCGGATCCGACTGTGATCCTGAATTGTGGGTCAACAGCCAGTTTGTAACAGAAATAGTCCTCAGCGAGCGTTGTCTTGCCGTGTTCCGGGGGCCAGAGGATCAGGGTGATATTGCCGGGAGGGGTCTTCTCGTATGCGTCTATCGCTGCGATATGGAACCACGGAGACATATGTCCGAAGTATTCGTTCCTAAAGTCCTGAAATGATCCACCCTTCTCTTCAGGCGGACCCTCTTCAGCAAATCTGAGTCTGATCGCATCAACCTTGGCGGCGAACTCAGGGATGCGCTGCCGCCACTTCTCATACGCTGACCGTGTAACCCCGACGATTTCCAACGAGTCGTTAATCTTCCCGTGGTGTTCTATCGCCTCTAAAAAGAGTCTACGATTACTTTCACCTTTGGCTTTACTTGCATTCCCTGTCATTACGCAAAGACTGACTTTGCTACTTGCAATTCGATAATATCTGCGGCAACGACGCCCTCTAACCCTTTGACTTGGACGGTATGCACACCTACTTCGTCAAGGACCAAATCTGTGTAATAGATCCCTGTGGCGCTCCTTGTCGGACTTGGGGTCGAATCCGTACCAGCAGTTCCGGCTGTGTTCTTCCCAGATGGTCGTCGCCAAGTAAACACAACATCGGCGGTAGTGTCGGTTGGATCGGTATTAACGGCATCACTGGTAAACGTGGCCGTCAACCTAACCGAATCCCCTTTATCATAGATCGCCATAACTACTCCTTAACCGATTGCTGAAACTAGCAAAGTTACATCATTTGGTTGGGTGACAGTAAGAATAACATGCGGAATCGGCTTCCTAACGGTGAGTACCGTAGTCAGTGCTGCCGTACCCGTTATCGCTGCGGCAATCAACGCTTCCTCAATTGGATTGGCCGTAACCGACGCGGTAGCGGTAATCGCCGCCGCAATGGCCGCTTCTTCAACCGGGTTCGCTGTAACCGAAGCCGTCCCGGTGATAGAACCCGCGACGAACGCCTCTTCGATGAGTGTCGCCGTGACCGCCGCAGTACCGGTAATGGCCGCTACGAGGAATTCTTCCCCGATGATCGCCGTGACCGTCGCACCGCTTCCGGTGACAGCAGCGGCTATATACGAGTTCTGGCTCAACGCTGCGGTCGTAGCACCAGTAGCGGCGATTACCCCCTGAAGGGCGACCGACGACTGAAGAGCAGCAACAACGGCTGCCGTGCCGGTTGCCGCACCAGCGATAGAGGCTTCTTCGACAATTGCTGCGGTAACAGTTCCGGTTCCAGTAATCGCAGCAGCGATGGCTGCTTCTTCGACTATCGCCGCAGTTACGGTTCCAGTACCAGTCATCGCCGCCGTGATGGAGGCTTCTTCTACTATTGCCGCAGTTACAGTCCCGGTGCCGGTGATCGCAGCGGTGATGAGGAAAGTTTTGACACCCTGATAGTCGTAATCCCCGTCCCGATAGTCGATGCCGGACTGGCGATAGTCAATAGCCATTATTCGACACACCGCTTCCGAATCAGAGTGAGTCCCCCACCAAGTACCAGAAGGACAGACTCAACTGTCTCATCGGCCTCAACGTAGTCTACGAATCCTGTGTCACCAGTCTCATACATCACGTTATCGACTGCGATCAGTCCGTGGGGTGCCAACCGGGGTAGAAGCAGGTCGTAAACGGCCCGTGGGTGGAGGATGTCTATGAAAGCGAAATCAACCTGTTCGTCCAACAGGGGGAGAGTTTCCTCGGCTGGTGCTACCACCAACTCCACGCGGTCACCCACCCCGGCCCTATGCCAGTACCGGCGAGCCATCGCCGTGTGCTTCGGATCGGGGTCGCAGCACAGTAAGCGGCCCCCTTCGGGTAGGGCTTCGGCTATCGCCAGCGAAGAAAGGCCGGTGAAGGTACCAACCTCAACAGCGAAGCGGGGTTGACAGGCGTGTGTCAAGATCGACAGCAGGGTCGCCAAATCTGGGGCGACCTGCAAACCAGAGATGCCGCCCAGTTCTCTGGTTTCTTCCATCAAGGCTTCTGCGACGCTCATTCTGGGACCAGATCCCACTCGTTGGTTTCGGTGTTCCACTGGTAGAACGGCGGGTTGTTCCCATCGCCGGGATACGGGTTGTCGTCGGTGCCGCCCGGTGTGACCTCTAGGACTATCTCCACCCACTCCCCGTCGTCCTCAATCCAGTCGTAATACTTACCGGTCGTTGTGTCCGGTTTAGGAACGGGGGCTTCCCATTGGAAAGTAGATTCGTTCAAGGTCCACGAAGGGAAAGGCTGGGGCGGGTAGAAGGCGTCCAAGTCGGGGTCGTAGATGAGTCCTACGCCTGCGTAGTTGCCACGCACAGGGGTTCCCCCCAACCTGTGTCCCCCGGCGACGGTGTTGTACGAGGTCTGTATCCATGTCCCGCCAAGGCGAAGATCGTCGGCTAGGAACTCCTGCCCACGATGTTCGTCGGCGTCGGCAACCACCAAGACATCTACAACGATGTTGTCCTCGTTGATTTTAGCAAAGTGGGCCATTGCTACCACTCATAGTCAAAGTAGACGATAACTACCCCAGAGCCACCATTCCCGCCAACGAACGCCGACCCGTCCGATGAAGTCCGACCTCCACCACCGCCGCCACCGCCACGATTGGCGGCACCAGAAGTGGGAGCAAAGTTCACCCAGCCGCCATAACCTGCCCCGTAAGCAGCAGCGGCGGTGTTGTATTGGGCGCTGTTGCTTCCGCCGGAACCGCCTCCGCCGTACCCGATGTCAGAACCAGTTTCATAGTCGAAGTTGGCCCCGATTCCGCCCACTCCCCCTATGTTGGCCGTAGTACCGTTACCACCGGCAGCACCGTATCCTCCACCGCCGCCAGCAGACGGATGCCAGTAGTATGCCCCCTGAGCAGTTCCCCCATTGTTCCCCTGAGGAGATGGGGCTAACCCTGCACCACCGCTACCGGCGCTGCCACCGGAGGCTCCGCCACCCCCGCCGGAACCGCCGGTACCTCCGGCACGTTGGATCCCGCCGCTATCCCGAGGGCTGCCGCCGAAACCGCCGCCGTCCAAACCGGCCTGCATTTCCGTGGTCTGATTAGTGTGGAGGACATTGCTGTACCCCCCCTGAGTGGACTGACTGAACTCTGTTGAAGCACCATTACCCCCTCCACCAACAGTCACCGTGTAGGTGTCAACAGTGGAATCGTAGATCCGGGTGTGATAATACGTTCCGCCCGCTCCACCGCCGCCTCCGCAAGAACCACCGCCACCGCCACCGCCAGCACCGACCGTCAACCATTGCATCCCGGTATTGGTCGGCATGGAAGTAACAGTCAACGTGCCGGAAGAAGTCCACTTCAACGAACGGGTCTTGGTGCCAGAACGGGTGTAATCGGTAGTAACCACAGTGCCCGTCGTTGAGTAGATCAGCACCGCTGCGGTAGTTGACAAACTGGGAGTGTTCCCGTCGGTACCGGCACCCGCCTCGTTGATCGCTGCGACAGTGAAACTGTACGAAGTGCTTGCCGTAAGACCCGTAGCGGTGTAAGTCGTCCCAGTCGAACTGGTGTCGGCCACGATGACCGACCCGTCCCGCTTGATCCGATACCCGGAAACGGTACCGCCACCCAGTTCGGACGGTGCCGACCACGATAGGGCGATTGTCGATGCAGTTGCAGAATCAAGCGACAGGGTGCCCGGTGCGCCACAGGGAGCGATGCCACCCTGACCGGCAACTACAGACAGAAACATGGACATCGGACTAACCGATGTTACCGATTAGCGACCAAGCGTTCGTACCGATCTTCAAGGCGCATACAGCCGTGTACCTATCGCCACAAGTCAAGGTGCTGTCTTTCGACGTTATGGACGCGCCGGTGCCAGCAGCGAACGTGAGCGTTCCCGCCCCGTTGCGCTCATAGTAGATAGTTGTACCAACAGCAAAGGCTGCGTCTGTAGCGGAGTTCTGTGGCAGCGTGACGGTACAACCTGTTCCATGAGTGGTGAGAATGTATTTGTTCTCGTCGCCCTCCGTGGGGGCATGAGTCGTACCCGATTCGGTTTCGACAGTCAGATGAGTGAACATCTGACCGGAAACAGTCAACGTCCCCGAAACAGTCGTATTGCCACCAATGGTCGGAGTGGTCGTCCACGAAGTAGTAGACGCAGCCGACCCAACCAGAACCGCACCATCAACAGCGTTGGAGTCAGTCAGACCAAGTTTCGTTTCCAACGCGACAAGAGCGCCAGCGTGATTAACGTGCATGACATCATGCTCTTTACCGCTGGCATCAAGGTCGTCGGTGGATGCAATGTCCGTCCGCTGCTGAGAACCGGTGGTATCAAGCGCACCGGGATATGCAGTAGCCATTTACTTCTTCTTAAAAGAGTCGAAAAAAGAAAAACTAGTAAATGTGCTATGCCAACTCCTATCGAACTTCTTCTCTAGGGCCGCTTTCTGACCGGGGTCCAAAGTATACCCAGCCGTAGTATTCTTCTTCGGCGGACGCTTTACCCTCTTCTTCGCCTGCGAGACCTCCAGCGGAACCTTTGGGGGCTTTGGAGCATGCATCAGGCAAGCGTAATCGTAATCGCCCCGACAGCCACCGAAATGGTGTCACCGGAACCCACCGTCTTAGACGAAGTAACCGGCGTGTGAAAAAGCAGGTTCCCCGAAGACGCCGCATCCCAAATACCGATATGAGTCACAGTAGCCGCAGGCATCGAAGTGAAAGTCTCAATATCCGTATTCTGCGTCACACCAGTCGTAGCATGAGCAGCATCAAACGCGATCGCCTGACGGGCATACGACCCACCAGAAACCTCCGCACCCGAACCCGCATCAACCGGATCCGCCGTGTGCAAAGCAAGGTACACCGCAGCCGGTGCCCAATCCGCCGTGTCACGCAAGACGTAATCCAGAATCTTCTTCTCCAGATAGTCCGAAATCTCCGCCATGAAAAAAGCCTCCCGAAAAGACGTTGCAACCGTCGCCGTGTATGATAGGACTATAACACCGCCCCGTCCAGACCACAGGGCATACATAAACCGAGGTCTGCGAACCCTCACCCGGTTACGTTCGCCCGTAAGAAGGGCTACTGCCCCCTGCACAAAGCCAAGAGGCGCAGGGGCAGACCAAAGATGGTACTAGGTCAGGCGGAACCGTGCCACAAACGGACGGAGGGAACCCAAGGGGTGCCTATACCTACAAATAAGACCCCACACCAAGACCCCGGTGTCCATACAGACCCTAACCAGTCAGACACTCTAATATCCAAGGGGCTAATGGCACATCCCCCCCGGCTAAAACAACTGTTTACCCCCCACACGGTCCTAATGACCCTCCGAACATCGACCCCATCCCGACTGGACTAAAGTTGTGGATCGTCGCAGGTCATGCTGTCCGAGTGACGGTTGGGGATGGGGGCAATGTCCGGCTACCGCAAAGGGTATCGGTCTCGCTTATCTTGGGACAGGCTACCACGGGCCTGTCCGCTAACGGCTGGATGACCAGATCGTCGGAACGACTCTGACCCCTCACCCGACTTGATCAAACTGGCCGTTCGGGGAATGCACCCGAACACCAGTTCGATCTACATCGGATGCCCTCTTCTCCACCGATTCGCAGGCGAATCGTCGGAGCCTCTGAGGTCAGGAGGGGTCAGCCGACGATCGTGATCGTCCATCCATAAGCGGGGAGGCCGTCAAATCGGTTCCCGTGTATGCCACGTTGCCACAGAACATCTGTTCGGGAAATGCGCCCGAACATCTGTTCCATGCCAAGTGACACACACAACCCGATTGTGACTGCCTCTGACCAGTCCCGTGGGGGCCGTGGGGGTAATAGTCAACTACCAGAACCAATTGGAGGTTCTCAGCCATGCCGAACACAACAGCAAGTCAGCGCCCTAACAGCCCGCGCACAGAGATAACCACTGGCGTCTTCGCTGGTAAGTTTGCGAAGAAGTGCACTGGTCGTCGTTGGGCGATTGGTCCAAAGCACACCACCGGGATGTGGACTCCCTTCGCCTTCTCTGCCGTCGAGCCGAGCGAAGCGACTGCCGACACGGTGCGCTGGATCAACAAGCCGCACTGGACCACCGTCTGCGAGAAGGTCGGCAAGCCCACGCCTGAGCAGGCATTCACCTCTTGACACCCCAACCCCAACACCTGAGTACGCTCCTTCCGGCTCTCTTGGACCACTGGAGGCGAGTGGAATGGACATTGGTCCTTCCTGCGAGTGATACACAACTACGCCTGTTTTACGATGGGCGTCCCTATAGCAAGGAGACAGCACGATGAACAACTGGAAGATTGTGGATATGAAGATGGCTGGTAACAAGATGGTCAAGATGGTGACCGGGACATTGGATAACGGTCAGCCGTACGTCCGACCGATCAGTCCCACGCTCCGTCTAGAGCACTTCGCCCGAGAGATGGAGGCGATCAACGAGTTCCAGCGTAA